CGTTCTCACTAACATGACACACTTACGGAAGAAGTGATGGATCACCGTGAATGCTCCAGGAAGCCCAAACATGTCCTCTAGAGTATATCCGATAGGATCAACCACTTCCGGGTGCCAGTGGAGATTCCATCGAGTGAGATCAACTTCTAGGAATAGTCGTATGTACTCTGACAGCCCTGTGGGCTGAGTCACTTCGTGGAATAGCTCAAGAATCTCCAACCGACCTAAAGTCATTGTCTGAGGAGGGATGTGAGGGAATACGTGCTCCGCCAAATTAGCTTCAGTCACCGTGAAATAGGCACGCATTTCATACACCATCATCCCAAACATTCGGGCTGCTTCTTTGAACTCCCTTTCTTTAGGGTACAAAGACACTATCAGCCAGTCAAAGGGGATGTCACCATGCCTCACCTGCTCTATAATGGACCGGAGGTCAGTGTCACCTCTTCTCAGCATCTCAATCAACAGCCTCTTGCTACTTTTTGGTTTGACAGTCCGATCCCAGGTGCAGTTGCAGTCAGAGCGATAGAAAGATAAGGTCTTATCATCCATAACATCCAGGTAATTAGGATAATAATCAAATTCATGATGCTTCTTAAACGTTATATCATCCCAGTCAGAAAGAGGATAAGGATGGGATTTTAAGTTGGTCTCATTAAGGCTGTACAATCTCCAGAGCTCTGTGTTTGCCCCTTTTTTCCCTGTGCTGAGCGGCGGCCATTCTCTCTTGTTGGATAGATATCCTTCTACATACAGTCTGCAGAAACTATTGCGCAGGTCTTGGACGTGTCTATAGTTCCTTGGGTCTACTGATCTTGCCTCATCACGCACAGACTCTCCCCCTTTAGACGGATCAATTAGAGGGTGACCACAGATCTTCTGGAGGCCGAATAGCTCCACTGCTTCAGGGATGGAATGGTCCTTTTGGAGGATTGAATCTAGTTTGTCTGCCTGGAATGGAGATCTCCCTCCTAGTGATCTTTCTTTGTCACGAATCACCTCTAGCAGGTCTATGTGAGAGTCTCCATCGCATTGTAAGCTGCCTGCTACCCGACTGATGTTGGTCTTAGCCAGAGACTCAATCTGTTTCCCAACACCATACCCTCTGTTTCTGTATCTAGTCACACACTGCTCAAACCACCTAATGACTTCCACTATTGACGACTCTAGAGTCGTGCTCCCATACACCACTCTAGCGGCAATCAAAGTGTTGAACTGGACTCTATACATGTCTTTGAG